TAATGGCCTTACCCCATAAGCTAATTTGGCATCACGGAGATTATTTTTTTCCACATCATAGATAAATCTCAATTCCTGATAGTTACTGCCTAATTCACTAGCTATCAGGCTTTTTGTCTCGTCTATGATTTGCTCTACAGTATCAGCCATTACAATCTCGGTATAAAAATATTGCCAATATCTTTTTCATCATCCTCAATCACACCGCTCTCATCCCAATCAATATCTATCTTAACTCTGTTCAATTCTCTATTGGCATCATTGAATGCCTCATCACGCTTCTCTTTATCACCATCATCTTTAGCTATGGGATTGAGTATCACCCATGCAGTAGCGTGGGTAGCGGCTATGGCTACCTCGTTGATGTCCTCAATCTGATTCTCGTCTTTTATGAGATGATCCTTTTTTAAGCGGTGCACTACCCACTCTTTAGCTGCATGTAACTGCTCAATGAAATCAGATCTCCCCTCAGGTAGATATCTAGTATCGGTCACTAGCTCGGGATAATAGGCCTGCAGCATATCCTCATCACAGAATAAATTTAAGACACTCTGCAGAGAAGTGCCTGCGCTTAAATCCTGGTCTACTGTGATCTTAGCCCAATACAATTCCACATCATCAATAGGAGATGCTTTCCTGGGCTGCCATTTGCCATCATTTACCCATGATAAAAACCCGCTTCTGGTAAAGCCCCAAGTCTGATCTACTATGTCCAGCACTTCTGCCCAATCTGTGCCATCCCAATACTCTACTGTGATAACCACTCCGGTTACCGTATTAGCCGTGTCAAAATTAAAATGCCTAGTAGAGAAGGGTTTTTTAAAGCAAATGTAAAACTCACTTGAGGCAGTTAACTCAAAAGTCAGTGCATCCTGTGACGGGCTTTTGGTATAGGCTGTAGTCTCTGCAGAATCAAGTACTGTCCTGGTTACATTCCTGAGTATGGCAGGCATATAAACCCTCAAGGTGGCTATGCCCAGCCCGCAATGGGGCTGAGCATAACCTGTCAAGTCTGTCTGATCGCTTCTTTAGTTTTTAGAACAGTCCACTCACTGCTATGCAGCAGGTAGATAATATTCAACCATGAATATTACTTTACCAGCACTCAAATCGGCAGTCTCAATAAGTACTTCAAAACTGCCATTTGCAGCAGTGTCTACATAATATTGCAGTTGATGATCGTTAGTATCATCCCATAACAGGGCTGCAGCATTATCCCAGCCATTATGTAGAGAATTAGCCGTTAAGTCTCCCTCTGCTACGGTAGCACCGCTATACCCATCGGGATCACCATCATTGCCCCAGATCAAGGTAGAGCTAGTGCCCAGCACTGCGTCCTCTACATATGCCACGACTGATTTAACTATGGCCCCTACAGGTAGTGGCGCATAGCCAGCCTTGTCACTCAGAATAATGGCGGCATCTTTTGTGCCACCATCTACATCAAAGTCGTAGACGTATTCCTGATAATTTAGTTCGTTTTTAAAAGGCATTGTTTACCCCCAATTAGGAAATGGTAACCACCCGAATGTCAGAAGTCTGCTTAACACCAAACAGGATGGTGCTATTGATCCTGACACTGCGCTTACCCTCAACCCCCTGGTCAAATTCCTTTACATCCAGCATTTTTTGAACAGCCATGTTCATGTACATAGGATGAAAGAAATAGGCTACTGCACTTGCCTCAGTGGTAAACTTGGGATTGAAACCCAAGACCTGGGCAGGCAGGGCACCTGTGGAAAGAGGGCTACCCGTGGGGATGAAATCCCTTGAGGTAAAGCCAGTGATATTAAAAATATCATTCCACTGCGGGCTATCCAGAATCATCTGCCTGGATCCATCGTCCGGCACATTCTGGGTATCCAGTAGCTCTTTAGCCTCAAGCATGTCTGCCAGGGCCAGAGTACTGCCAGCATCATAAGGAATCTGATGATCGGGAGCAGCGGCGCTGGGAACAGTGGCTGCAATTAGAATGCTCTGCATCTTTTTAAAGATGCTGTGAAAGGCCAAGTCCCTAAGAGCATTGGCATGCTCAATAGTCTGCACTTTAGCCCGATCTGTGACGATGTAGTCCTTAACCACCTGCTTATTAATAACCAGCTGCTGGTTACTAGCGGTGATAGAATCAGCATCGACTTTCTGATCCTCTTGAATTTCCTCTGCCTCATCAAACTGAGGAAATTCGGTAATGTTAACAGTATCGCCAAGAGCCCTAATATCTCCCTCATAATCCCTAGCGACCACGCCATTAAAAGGCAAGGTCTCTAAGAGAGTGGGAAAGAATGCAGCGCTCCATAGTTCTGGCTTTAGAGCATCAAGCTCTACAGAGCCACGCATAACTTGATCTGCCATAGCTTAACCCTTTCTTTATTGGGCAGTCTGGCCAGCGTACTTGGTATAAATCTCATGGTATTCAGCCTCTGTGATCTTACCCATTCGCCATTGCCTTTCTGCCTTGATTACATCTTGGGCTGTAACTGGCCCTGGTTCCTTTGGCGGGGCACCGCCACCACCGCTATCAACCGTGGGCCCATCAGCCTTTTTAAACCAATGCGCTTTATTGGTTTTTAACTTCTCTACGAATTCCTTAACGCCATGCACCGCATAGCGCCCAGCATCCGTTGTTTCAACTACGATTGAATCAAGGTCTAATAGATCAAGATCGTCTAAGGCTTCTGGTAGCATACCCGATTCCAGGGCTGCTTTTTTAACCGCGTTATATTTTTGGGTATGCTTAAATAATTTCTTTCCGTTTTCCGCCTCTGTTTTCCACTTATCCACATCAGCCTTAGTCTGCTCATATAGCGTTTTGTATTCCTCTTTTTCCTGAAGCTTACCCCTTTCAAGCTCGGCTATTTTTTCTTCTGCTTCTTTTAGCCTGGCTTTTTTATCAAGCATGTCATCAATGGCACGCTTGTGATCTTCCCATTTGACTAATCGTTCGTTAGGGGTGGTATTCGGGTTTGATTCTTGACCTGTTTTTTCTTGATTACCAGGATTGGCACCGCCATCACCTGCCACAGCACCGCTTGTGGATCCGTTATTCATTAGTATACTCCTTTTTGGTTTTTTTAAATAAAAATTTAACGCTTCTTATCAGTCACCCTCTTAATTGCTTTGTTAAATAGCCTTATGTATTTATCACTGATAGATTTTTGGAAATCCTCTCTAAGCTTTTTTTGTGGGATAGTGGGCCTTTCAGCCTGCTCATTGTGTCCTGTCCTGTGCCCGTCTTCTTTTTTCTCAGATAAATCTGTCTTATATCTCACCACAGCACTAAAGCCGGTTTTATCGGGCTCTGCTTTACTGGTTAGAGTGCTCAGAAATTTGCCAGTAAGCTTTAAATTTACAGGCCTTAGCTTCTTACTTACCCTTTCTCCATCTACGTTTACATAGCCTTTTTTCTGTATCTGCTTTCTATACTTACCCCTATATGCCGGGAATTTGCCCCATCCCTTAATTGGGTTGACACCGCGCTTAATAATGCGCTTCATTTCCTTAACTATTACTCTGCCTATTTGCCTGGCAAAGTCTCTAGTCACAGGCTTCTTAAGTTGTTTGGTTTTTTTCTTGATGCTTTCTAGTGCTTTTGTGTCTACCTCGGCTTTAAATTTAACAGGCATTATTCCTCAAATGATTTGATGATACGGCGCATTCCTTTGATGATATCTTTTTTGAATGTCTCCCCATCTTTCTTTTTAGGGATAAAGCGCCTGGTAGGTATCTCAGATTTGCCGCTGTGATTATTGTGGCCATCGGCTTTATCGTTTTGTGATGGGGTTACCTTTAAAACTAATTTCCCATTTCTTATGGGAGCCCTAAGAGAATCTAGCAGATCCCCTTCTAACTCAAGATCTGGCACTGGGGCCCCACCCTGAGCCACCTTTCTAGCTTTGTATTTCTTGGTGAGCTTTTTAAATCTGCCGTGACCAGAGACAGGGGAATTTGTCCCGCCTACTTTATCTAATACAGATTCTAGGACAAACTCCCCCACCTCTTTTAGTATCTCCCTTTTATCAACCCCCCTAGGTTTTTTAAGCCCGGTTAATTCAAAGGGATCAAACTGATATTCGACTGGCTTCTGTTTGCCCATTACACAATGCTATCAACCGTATCTCCTGGCTGCACCAAGTCAGCCGGGTTGGCAATATGCAAGGTCAAATCCTCTACTTTGGTTCCTGGATGATACATGGTTACCCCCCTATTTCTTTTTTTTCTTTACTCTCTCAGGTAGCTTTTTAAGTTTTTGGCCTTTGAGGCTTTCCTTTGCTTTGGCCTTACTCAAGGTTTTGGCTTTGGTTTTTCTGCCCCCTGCCACAGCACCAAATAACCTAGCTTGTGCCCTGCTCTTGACTGGCATCCTCTGCTCCTATTTCTTGGGTTTCTTTTTCTTGCACTTTTTCTTGGCCATCTTCTTTTTCTCCTGGCTTAAGATTGCTTGGTACTTTACTCATCATATCACCCACCATCTGATCTCTGCGCTCTTTCTTCTCATTCATGATCTCCTCAGCCTTAGCTTTAGCCTCATCCTCACTCAGATCGGGGTTATCGATCATGAGTAATTCCGCAATAGTATTAAGCCCCAACTCTTTTCTAAGCTTGATATTCTCTAACTGTTCTTTCTCTGTGATCACAGGCTTAAGCTGATGGAATTTGAGTTTCACATCACTGTCAGTAAAGGGGGCTATCTCCTGTAGGTTTTCTACTAGTTGGCCTGTCTTGTGATATAGCTCATGCCACCGCTTTAAGATCTCCCAAAACAGTGGTTCCTTATCCCTATACAGATTCTGAATCACCTGAATATCAGCAGTGCTTTCGCTCTGCTCAATGAGCATAGCTATGCCGCTAGCTACATTTGTCACATCAAGCCTAGCGCTGATATTTCTGGGGCTCAGATCATTAGTGCTAAGCAGCATACCAAGATAGCTGACTACAGTTTGCAGCCATTCAGCCACAGGCGGATTACTAGACGCATAGAATACCTGCGGGTTAGGATCGTCTGGCTTCAAATCAAAAGTGAGGGCTCTATCGGGGCCACCCACTATCTTTTTGGGCAAATCTTTACCCGCTATAACCAACTGGCCAAAGCCCTGGGTAAAGGTCACATAGTTGATATCAGTCAATATCTTATTGATTAATAGGCTGCCCTCTACTACATCCTCACCACCAGCAGCCCAGAAAAAGCCGTCCTGATCCCCTGTGATATTGACAAAAGGCATTATCTCAATGGGGTTTTTCCCGGACTTAGCTAATTCTTGCGGGCTATTTACCCCACCATCAAATGGGGTTTTAGTAACTGCCCCTTTGGCATCGGTGGTGAAATGGAAATTATCAGACCACCAAATAAAGCGTCTGGGTTTATCTCCCATGCCTTTATCAATGCGGGTATCAGCTATCTTATCATCACGCCTATTAGAGCCATCTTTTAGTGGTATTCTATTGGCAGGCCTTCTGCCCTGGCTACCTCTAAGCTGATCATAAAACCAATCAAATAGCATTTGGTGCTGCTCTTGGAAATCGGACAGGATTATCACCATGGGCTTAGTGGGATCATTAGGATCCTCTATCACATCGTACTGCCAAGGAGCTAATACCCTGGCCAATAAATCATATACCGCTTTATTGGGTAGGCTTTCCCTTCTGGATATCACAGGCACTATCTGCATCATGGTATTTTTGAATAGCTGCCTGTACCGATCACTTTTTAAAAAGAGGGTGGTGGCGTCTATCTCTCTCTCTAAAGCATCAATGCTTTCCTGAGACTTCTGATCCTCAACCTTTCTGTCCACACCCCCTGTATAGGCCTGAGCTAGCTTATTTACTATCTTTCTACAGATGCTGATATTAGAGGCTCTATTCTGCATTTGAAAAAGGGTGGTATCCTGAAATCCTTCATTCATGAGAGCTTGCATTACCCATTTACTGTTTTTATCCCGGTATATCTCATGCTTTCTTAGCTCCCAGAATCTGCGCTGCTTATTCTCCCAGCCATTAGTAATCTCATCCAATACCTCTGCCCTAATACTCTGCTGCAATATGTCTGATTCGTTTTTAATAAGCTGGCTCATCTGTATCTCACCTCTCTAAATCCTCTGCCTACCTTAATGGGGAATTCATAATCTACCATGTTTTTTAACCCATCAAGCCAGTGAGAGCGCTTAAGGTTTGTCTTGTCAATTTCAAAAACCCCCTGCCTAAAGACGCACTGCTCTAGATCTGCCACCACATCAGGACACTTTACCCTATTAATTATAACCTCATTCCGATTAAACATGGCATTGAGTGCATTAAGGCAATTCCTGACACTGATCTTTCTCTTATACCGGATATCAGTAAATCCCTCACTTTCTAGTATGTCTATATCTGTGAGGTGCTTTACTTTGGTTGATCGTGATGCCCCTGCTGGATCGGGAAATATAGCGATCTGATCAGTCTTAAATGTTTTTTCCCGTATGGCTTTGCACACGTCGTATGTGTCTGCTCCTGGGATTCTGATTTGATCCCATGCCCTGAGTATTGCCCCCCTTGTTTTCTGCCTATTTGATTTTTGAGTAATACCAGGTAGCCTATTCCATAAAGTAGCGGCCATAGGATCAACGTTGAAATCAAGAGACACATACACAGGAAAGCCATCAAGCTTATCAATATCATCCGCAGTATGTTTAAACCTATCGAATGCATAGGCACACCTCTTACCAGTTAGGTTAACAAATTTGCCATCAATATACTGCTGCTGCATTAGCTCATCATATGAATCTCTCAGCATCTGGATATAGCTATCCGCATTATAAATATTCTCGGCACTGTTACCAAATATCAGATCAGTGTCTTGTCTAGGCTCCTGTATGAAGTACTCATAACACCAATTGAATGATTCTGGTGTGCCACTCATAGCTAACTGGAGTAGTTTAGCCTCTTTCTTTCTGATACGAGATATGAGTGCTTTAAAGGCCATCTCACTGACTAGGGTTACCTCATTGATACAGCCCCATGCTAGATTGGGGCCTCTGATACTGGCTCCCTCATCCTCACTGTGGAATATGTAAACAAGAGCCCTGGCATCTGGGAAATACCATTGCAGGTCTGTCTTATTGTATTGGTGAGGTATGCCATTCTCATAGCATATTTCTTTTATGGTGGGGTAGACATCACGCTTATACATTTTGATACTAGGGCACAAGATCCCGCCCGCCATATCCTGATTAAGGTGCATAAGCTGAAAGGCCTTCATCACAAGGGAATAGGTCTTACCAGCACCAAAACCAGAGGATAAGTAGACTTTGGGTTTGGTAGATAGGTGGAAAGGCTTTTGATAAGAGAGGGGTTTATACTCTATTTCCCTGCTCATACTCCCTTAAAGGTAAATCCCTGTGGTGCTTCTAGCTGGTTTTTTACATTATCATGCCAATCCATCATATTTTTTAGGCCAAATATGATCATTGTGTTATTACCAGCCTTGATCTTTTCAATGGTTTTCTGCATAAGGAGAATCCGCATTTTAACGCGCTTTTTATCTGCATAACTCTCAAAGTTTTCTCCTTTTTCCCTGAGGCAGGCTCTGCGGATAGTATCATGCCCAATATTAAAGAAGTCGGCTATATCCTCAAGTCTAAGCCAGTGCTCTAGAAGCCAATCAAACTTATCCCAGTCTATTTTGTCTTGGGCATGTTTGGTGCTACACCTTGGATATGTCTTATTCTTTTTTGGTTTTAGTCTGGCCATATTGTGTTATTAGTTCACCCCTAATTATAACAAAGTCTTGTGCCTGGCCCTCTTTTATTAAGTGATCCCCTATCTGCTGTGCAGCACATTTCCCATCACAGGGTACAAAATCTGTATACAGGCCATGTGGTGTCTGTCTGGCAAATACCAAATAGTATTTTTCACTCATCGGATTTCTCCTTAAATATTTCCTTCATTTCCTCTTTAGCTCTCTGCTCTGGTGGGTTGGCCACCATGTGCCTTTGAATATCACTCATTAACTGCTGATGCTTATGCTGCAGTGCTGCAGAGCAGAATATCTTGACACCCTCTTTAATGAGTAAATTCCTTTGGGCTTTGGTGGCCCGGGGGCCTGCTGCATTCTCATATGCCAGCACCTGAGCACAGAGATTGGTTAGTACTAAAGTCCTGCGCTCATGGGTTTTCAGGAATTGATAGACATTTGGCTTATGGCCTAAGTAGGCTTTTAACTGCCTATCAAATTCCTGTGTCACGTCTAGTAGCAGCATTGCGTCTTTCCCTGTGTGATGCCACTAAAGACCTGCTGATTAATACTGCCCTGCATCTTTCTGAACAGGTCTTGGCTGTTTGTTTTAGGCCCTTGCCCCAATCTTTAGCTTTGAATTTCTTCTTACACACAGCACATTTCTTGGTTACTGCTGTAAGGCTTGTGCCTGGGTAGTGGCCTGATGTCTGGATACCATGGGCTGAATCTTTACCCTATCTCTCTCTTGGGCTTCTTTCTGTGTAGCTTCGCTTATGATGTCGGTGCCTATGTACTCTAGGAAATGGGTGTGATTATCCTCAATGTAGGTTTCATTACCCTCATCATCTACTAAAGGCCATTTAACGCGCACCGGCTTTTTGACAAATCTTTTAGATCTGCCAATGCGGATACTGGCCATGGTAAGAGGGGGCCCTACCTCAAATTGGGGGCCTGAATAAGTACGCATTGTGCCATCTGGATCCTTGAATTCTTTTGTGATGGCTGGCTTATCCCAATGGACTTTGACTTCATGGAAATGCCCACCCACAGGGGCACTGTATTTGAGTGGTCTACCGGACCTATCTACCGAGTGGTAGAAATGAACGTGCTCAATGGTTTGGATGCTGGGCTCTAGGTACTTATAGGAAATATT